AATTCCTTGTGATTGTGATAAAATTGTTGTCTTTCCAGAAATTATCTGATAATTAGATTCAAAATCAAATAAATGTGGATAATCTGGCTTTGACCAATATAATACACTACGATCCTTTTCAGGCTCCCACACTGATATACAAATACGATTTCCTTGTGCTGAAATAAGAACATTATTTGGCGGAGGGTAATAATTATTAGTAGTCAATCTTGGCCCTTCGACAGGAGTGGTAGTGACGGTGATTGACCCACCTGACAGATTTCCAGCGCTGTATAATATTTTTCCATTTGTAGAACTAAAATAAGCTCTAGTTGTATACCCAGCGACCTCTGGTGAAGTGATAATTACTCCTTGCCCATCAGTAACCTGAATACTCGATATACCACTACACCCGCCCTGCCTACCGTAAGGATCGATTAAAATACAAGCGGATAAGTAAGTTCCTGCCGTAAGACTCCCATTGGTTAACGTAACAACTGGGGAATCCAGTGTTGGAATTCCCCATGCTACTACCCTGTCTGGATATATGATCCAAGATGTTGACTCAGACATAGCGAAGATCGCATAGCCTAGTTCAGTCCATTGGAATGGTGCTCCAGTAAATCCTAACGAGCGTTGCCGAGTGCTTCCATCGGAAGCTACCTCCAATAATACACTAGCAGAAGTAACGGAGAAAAGCCGTCCATCATCCGTTCCGTATGCGTCAACAACATCAGGTAAGAACTCAACATAACCTGGCCGTGTGACAAGATACTGTGCATTATCGCATAGCGTGTTCTGAGCTATCAGTTGCCATTCAAGACCAAGCTTGGTCGGATCAACTTGATTATTAATCCCAGAAAAATTAGCAATCTTGGTTAATGGCATATCGGCAACCGTTGGTCAACAAACTGCCATAGCCAACCCGGTGATGGACTGGAAGGCTGTATTTTCCATTTAATTATCGATCTGGAATGTCAAAGTTCCGGCGGCAAAACTTGCCGTTGACCCGTTCGTGATAGAACGAGAAGCAGCTAAGGGCGCATAAAAAAGCATAGTCCCGCCGCTAGATGCAGACATATAAGCAAACCCAACAACAGTTCCCCAGTCTGCGGTTGCTGTTGGAAAAGTAATTGCAGCATTATTACTTGTTGTTCCTCCAGTACCACTAGACGCGGTAGTGCTTCCCGCTGATTGAGTTCCGGCCCAATTTGCCAAACTTGCAGTAACAGCAACCCTAGCATAACTTCCTCCGCTCACTTCTGTTCCAGAAGTGCTATCTGTTGGTGCTACTGTAAATAATGCTATATACCCGGTTGCTGGAGGCGTTAAAGTCTGTCCCCGCATTAGCCAGTCAATAATTGAGTTTTCATACGTATTAGTTAATGCAGTCATGATAAAATTACCTCATAGTTAATATTAAGAAAATTTCCAAACCTTGTCACCATTTGCGGCAGTGACATGCGGGGAAATCTTGATGTAGTCACTAGGTGAACCCGTCGTTGGCCAGTATCCAGTGAAAACGGTTTCCACTGCTTGCGAGTCGCCAAGCCGGATAGCTTGGTTTAGCGTGATCGTCGGCACTCCAGACACTCGATAGACTCCAGCACCAACAAGCTGAGTTATGGTGACGCCGGTATCTATCCATGATGCACTCGGTCCAGGCTCTTGCCCAACGATAGTCCATCCAAATACGCCTGGCTCCCAGACGTTATTACCTGATCCATCAACGCCAGTCACGTACCATGTTTGCCCGTTGTGCGTTACTTGATCTGGTTGACCAGTAAACGGATTTACCGCCTTGTAGGCGTCATACTGATCGATGGGCTGTTGCCACGCTTCGACGACTCGTGGATTGCGAACTCTCCTGATCAGTGCCGGATAGGTTGATGGATGCGCGCTATAGGTCGAACGATTGAAGGTCTGGATGCACCACCAAAGCGTATCGTCGCTGTATCGATAGAGTGTGTTGGCCAGCGCGTTTCCGCTTGTTGGAAGTGCTTTGGCTTGATCGCCCCACTGTGCGCCTTGTGCCGCGATAAGCGCCTGAGTGCGGGCGACTGGATCGCCTGAGCCAATATCAACGGCTACGCCTGGGATTGCCTGCACTGCCGCCTCGAATATTGCATCGTCCCATGCGTGTAGCGCGGCATGGGTTGCACCTGGGCCCGCATAAGCGGCTACCGAGAAGTTGTTTGGACCGAAGCCTGCTGCTTCCAGAGTAGTGTTTGCGGAAAGGAGATTAGCTACTGGAATGACTGCGACCATACTCATAACGTCACCCCTGTTTTTCCTGCAACATAGGATTCAGCGGCTAATATTTCATCAGCAGAAGATAAGGCTCCACGAAAAATTATTGAATAAATCGCACCCTTATATCGAAGGGTTCCTCCGCTATATGTTCCTAGATAAATCTTAGCCGCAGGTCTGGTTCCAGTACCTTGATCCCCGGTGCTTGTTGCTTGCTGGACCCCATTCCCACGAATGATATTGGTGTCTGTTGATATTTTTGATAGCGCTGTTATTACAATCGGATATGATGACGGAATAAAACTTGCTGGAGACGGGCCTAATGACCCGTTAGACACAGATTTTATTTCTGTGCTAGTAATATTAAGCTCAATAGCCAGCCTTCTTGGATATGTTTTCTCTAAGCAAACAAGCATCCCTCTTGTTCCTGATGCTAGGGTGCTTGAAAATCCACAAAATATAGATATTTCATCTGTGCTAGTGAAATCAATAACATCAGTCTCCAACCAATCGTCAACTCCGTCGAACTCAAGGTAGTAATATCCGCTTCCATCTTGACGAAGAACCGGGCGGGATGCTGCTGTTGCTTGAGTGGCATGGTAGCCATTACCAGATATGTCTAAAATCTTTCCGACGGGCTGAGCTACAGCGGTCACTGGTGTCGTGCCTGCCGAGTCCTGAAACATTGTCAAAAAGTTTGATATGTCATATATGATGCCAATCTCGCCCGCTCCGAATAGCAGCGATACAATAGATACAGTAGAAGAATCCTGGAAAATACCCCCGTTAAATAGCCTTCCTTTAAAAAGGCCAGAATTAAACAAACCGCCAGTTAAGCTCATTTTTCTATCTCAACATCACATTAAAGCCACGGAAAGATAGGCCATGGCATCCTGTTGCTAATTGAACTTTTTGATAATGATCTTTTCAATAACCTTTAAAGAACGTCCGCCCATGTTTCCAGCAATACCGATTACGCAAGCAGTGACAAGCGGTTTTAGGTCTATGCTTTCACATAACCAAAACGCTAATACCCCGCAGAACCCACTTGTTACCATGCTCACAACAGCCCTCGCAATCGCGCACTTCCAGCATTTTCCGATTTGGTCAACAAACTCTTGCAGTATAGAAACAAGCCCGCCGATTGAACTGAGCAGAACCACCAGAAAGTATTGCAGCATCGGGTAGTCAAGTGGTGTTTTTTCCGGCATGGCGTTCACATGGTTTGTGTTCATTTTTATTTCGCTTCCAGCAATGCGCGCAATTCAGTCGCGTAATTCCGCAATGCTCTATCACGCGATACTAAAGAATAGTAAGTCTCATCCGACAAGCATTTCAGATCGGATGATTGAATCTTAGGAAGTTCTGGTTGAGCCGGGATCAGCCATGCCGGGACTGCTTGATATTCGATGGTTGGAGTAGATGAGCATCCAGAAATCAGCAGAGAGATAAGAATCAAGGCGCGCATGGAATCAATACCAACGCCGTTTGGGGGGGGCGTCCTGATCCGGTTTTACTGTCTATTGCCGACTTTATCTTCATCCATTCGTCAGTGCCTTTGATCGCACTGATAAGCAACAGAACCCTCAATTTCCAGACCGGCTCTTTTTGGTAATCGCGTTCGCTCATTCAAAGTCACCCCTTCCTTTCATGTCGATTGGTTTCTGCCTAGCCTGATCGCCCTTGACCTTCATCGCGGCCTTGGCGGCGGATTCCTGCTGCTTATTCGACGCCAACTGCCGTTCAGACAGTTCATTCTCGGCTTTCCGACGATGCCAGCTTGACCGTGCCCATCCGGTCCCGAACAGTAACGCCAGTGCGCCGCCGATGATCGCCAGAATGGTATCAAGCATCAGCCTGTCCCCGTACCCACTCTCGTCCAACCCAGATCGCAATGACCGCCGCCACCGCCACGCCGTAATCAGTCACCAGTGCTGGCGCGATTTCCCAATGAATAGGTCCGTACTCAAAAGACAGGCCCCCGATGATAAACCGCACCGTCATCATCGCGCACCCTGCTCAATACGTCGCTGTTCGAGCTGGTAATCATTGATAGTAACTGCGCCAGCGGTTCATCGACTGACACAGTTTTCTTATCGTTGAACATCATAAGGCATCTCGCCATGGAATCCAGTGCGCCTTTTCGGTCAGCGAGTTTGATCTTTGTGATCTCGCCTATACCCAGTTCCGCGTTTCCAGTAGTGACAACATCAATTCCGGCAATTGCGGCTTGCGTGTCAATATCGAGTTCGGTGATTTTCTTGAGCGCGCCGTTTTCGTCGAAGAGCTTACGAGTATCGAGAAATCCAATACGACCGTATTCTCTGAGAATGCGATCAGCAGTGATTAGCGTGCGAGCCTGCTGCGCGTCAAGCTGTTCAGCAATAGCATCAGCGATGTCAGGTTTTGTTAGGTTCTCCGAACCAATGGAGCGCGCGGTATCTTCGCTATACCCAGCACGGATCGCCGCCTGGGTCGCGTTCTGGTCGATGATGTACTCTGCAACAAACTTTGCTTGCTTGGGCGTCAGCGCCATCTCGTAACATTATAACATGTGCACATGATAATGTTCTAATAAACTATACATATCAAAAAGTCAATAGTTTTTTCGTAGGACACGAAAAAGCCCGCGCGAGGCGGGCTTGGCTGGGTGGCTATGGATCATCGACACATATTTTTTTGGTCCTGCTCATGCCACGCTGGCAAAACACCTTCTGATCCGACAGCGACGCGGTATTTTAGATTGTCACTTTCTGGGTCTTCCGCTTCACGTATGGCCCATGTTCGATCATGGAGCATCCCAACAATCATGCTCCTGTCATTTACGAATGCCAAATTACAGGCTTCGCTAATTTTTGATTCGTAGCTGTTCATCTCCATCTCCTCTGCGGCCTATGCCGCTATGGCTTCTTCAACGCAGCCTCAATCGCCGCGCCCATGCCGTTGTGTCGTCTGGCCAGCGTATCAAGTCTGGCCACCGCATCGGGCGGCAACCAAGCCGTGACCTTGCGCTAACCCTCTTCCTTGCGCGTGGCCTCTTGCCGCCGCGTCGCCGCGAGGCGGGCGGCGCGCGAGGCAGGGGTGGTGGAGTTAGGAATCTTTGAGTTCACGAAAAATCGTATTCATTTTTGTCAGAATCATCAATGATTCCTCCGAATACTAAATAAGAAAACTCACTATCCCGTATTGCCTTTTCAATAACTAGCTCCGCTTCGCTAATTGATTTTCCATCTATCATATCAGAAGGAACGTCAATATCTGTTTTAAACCATTCAATTTCGTCGCCTCCGAAAAACTCATATACTTCAAAGCTTCCATGTGTTACTCGCTTACCAGTCAGAGCCTTTTTGTTGTTGTTGTAAACGAAAACCCAGCTACCCAAATCATTTTCTGAAATCTCAATTTTCATCTTCGTTCCCCTTCCTCTTAGGTCCGGCCCCATGCCTTATCTTGACTACAAGTATACGCGGGTATACTTACGATGCAATGGGTAGCGAAAATATTTTTCTAGGTCACGATCCGGCTTACGCTACCGGCCGGCTGGAGCTGGATAGATCAACAAGAAATCTGGTAATCTTTTGAGACTTTCTGTTGATGCCCATGCGAGACAATAGCGGCATTGACCCAGATTCTCCTGCCATCCTCAAGTCGTCTAATGTGCCCGCGCCGCAGGTGTTCTCTCGGGGAATTTCGGTAGCCTACAGAATGCTCTGAATTGTCCGAGTATCGCAGTGATTTGATTGTTAATATATGATAGTCGTTTGATAGACGATCATTTTTATTTTTGTTTTTAATGCTTGATCCGGTTATCCTTGTTTTTCTCTCAACAGCAACATTGCTACATGAGAGCGTGTTTAAAAAACATAGGATAACGCCTGCTTCGTCGGCATAATCAGAAAATTCAAATCCTCTTGACATCATATAATTTATATTGCTTGAGCCTATCCTTATAAGAACCCTGCCATCAACAAGCGGAGCATCCCTATTAAGATACATAGTGCTTGGAAACATCATCTCAGGCAGTGGTGCCCACATCCCTTCAAAAAAACATATTGGCATAAAGACAATTCCACGATCTATTTCTCTTACTATAATAACCCTTTTTAGTGATTCTGAGTGTCCAGGCTGAATATTTTCAGAATGCTCATGGCGATACTCAAGCGTAATAATTGGGTATGGCAATCTGAGTTCTTCTGTTTCATCAAGCGCGCGAAACTCCTTATCGTCATGAAGCCTTCCGCCAACAGGCAGTATAAACCTTTGCGCAGCCAGTATGTTTGTCAGCGCATGGCTTAAAACCTCTCTTGTTAATTCTGGACAATTACCAGATAGCGTCCTTGAAAACTGCTTTACGATTTGCTTGCAATAGTTTGTTGTTTCCGTTTTCATCGCCATATCGCCTATCATCAAGTCAAATGGTCCTAATCTTCAATAAAGGTTAATCCTGTACGATTTATCCTTAATCGCGCCTCTCACGGCGAATATACATTGAATATCGCTATGCCTTATTAGCCGATCAGCGCAAACTCCAACCGCTCGATACCCGTGTAAGCTAAGAATTAACATTTCGTTTTTTGTAAACCACCGCTGTAACTGAGGAACAGACATACAGCCGCATCCAAGAGATTCACCTGGAAGTCTATCTTTTGCAGGATCAAAGTCAGGCCATTCCTGAAAATAAGGAATCAAATTAGCGTGATCCGGTCTATCTATCACCCATTTTTTAGAAAATCCAGGTTTCCACGGCCCGCGTCCTGAACTGTCTTGAACCCTGTACACAATCATGACTTTAACCCATCCCAATATCTAGCCATCTTCGCAAGCATCATTGCTATTGACGGCATATCTGCTAGTTCTTCACTGAGTGCTTTGCAAACGAAAGCCGCATCAGTTGTCGAGAAATCCGGTGAATACCTAATCTTTCCGCGCAATGCCTTGATTTCGTCTTCGAGGCTATGCGCAGGCTCTTCATCAGAATTACTCGCGTCTTGCTTATTGGCTTCCCGATCTTCTATTTCTAGGCTTAGCAATATCGATTTCCCGGCATCGGTAATCGTCCATTGATATTCGTCATCGTTTTCGCAAAAACCGTATGCTTCGAGCCTGCTGAGCGCATGAGCGGCTTGAGTCCCGTCAATTCCACCAGATTGCGCAATCTCAAGTCGTTTCGCTGGACGGCCTAGTTTTGCAAGACCTTCCAGAGTTTTGCGTTGTTTTGGTGTTAGGCTTTTGATGTTCATTTAAAATTAGGCCAGAAATCAGGCAATATTATCTCCAACTGATTTTCATTGAAAATATGCAGCAACCCAGGAGGATTGTCGAATCGAAATACATACCGAGCCGACCCATCATCAGCGAGAAATGCGGCCTTAATTACTCCGGTCCCTTGATAGCTTCCGCCAACTTTGCGGACATGATCGCCAACCTTTAATTTGAAGTCGGTCATTTTTTTGCCTCGTAACAGGGGCAGTGATCGCGTAATTCGCGCCGCCGGTTAATAAATCCTAAAGAAACATGAAAGACCATGCTCATGCTTTATGGAATAACAGGGCTCTTGACGTTGTAAGTGCATTCTCCGTCTCCAGACGGGTGAAGCTTCCCAGCAGGTGTGCGTCTCCAATCAGCATATTTACAGCCTGTGCAGTTTTTCATCAGGATTTTCCGCGAGAAACCTCGGCCTTTAGGCCGGGGAGGGATAGCGGGTCGCCCGCTAGGGCGACTTCTTTTCGGGCGATAACCCAACCCTTGACAGCCTTTACAGCACAATATAAAATCTGTAAATGCCGTACCGTGCCTATCGCTACCGCTTCTACCCTACGCCGGATCAAGTGGTGAACTTGAACCAGACGTTCGGCTGTGTGCGGTATATCTACAATCGTTCCCTGCGCTATCGGCAAGATGCGTGGTATGAGCGGCAAGAGAATATCTCCTATCTACAAAACTCGGCGCTGTTGACCGAGTGGAAGAAAGAACCGGAATGCCTCTGGCTGAATGATGTGTCCAGCGTTCCGTTGCAGCAATCGTTACGCCATTTGCAGACCGCGTATCGCAACTTCTTCCAGGGCCGGGCCAAGTATCCCAACTTCAAGAAGAAGGACGGATACCAGTCTGCCGAATACACGACCTCTGCCTTCAAATGGGACGGGGAATCGCTCAAGCTGGCGAAGCAAGCAGAACCACTGAACATTCGCTGGTCACGGCGCTTTGAAGGGAAGCCGACCACGGTGACGGTTTCTCGCGATCCATCAGGGCGATATTTTGTGTCCCTTCTGATTGAAGAAGCAGTGGCGTTGTTGCCGGTTGTGAATTCAACGGTCGGAATTGATGTCGGCATCAAGGATGTGATCGTCACTTCAGAGGGCGTGGCATCAGGCAATCCGCGCCACACGGCGAAGTACGCGGCTCGTTTGGCGAAATACCAACGGCGATTAGCCCGCAAGCAAAAAGGCTCGAAGAACCGGCGCAAGGCGAAACTCAAGGTCGCCCGCGTCCACGCCAAGATTGCCGACTGCCGCAGAGACTTCACCCATAAATTGACCACCACGCTGATTCGTGAAAACCAAACGATTTGCGTGGAGAATCTGGCGGTCAAGAACATGGTTAAGAACCCCACGTTGGCAAAGTCGATTAACGACGCGAATTGGGGTGAACTGGTCCGGCAACTGGAATACAAAGCCGATTGGTACGGAAGAACGGTCGTTGCGATTGACCGCTGGTATCCGTCCAGTAAGCGCTGTTCCTGTTGCGGATACACACTCGACCAATTGGATTTAGCCACGCGACAATGGACCTGTCCGAAGTGCCACACGACGCATGACCGCGATGTGAATGCGGCGCGGAACATTAAAGCCGCCGGGCTGGCGGTGTTAGCCTGTGGAGAGACGGTAATTCCGGTTGTTGCGAAAGCAGCCATCGGTTCGACTCGGTGAAGCAGGAAACCCTGAGTTGTGAGATTCAGGAATCCCCGTCCTTCAGGGCGGGGAGGAGGTCAAAGCGTCCACCAGATAATCGCACAAGACATCGCCGTTGCAGCAACCACAATCAGAATCGCGCGTATCCACGCCGCGCTGATTCTGATTCTCGGATGTGTCGCCTGAATAGCGGCATCGCTCATTCTCGCCTTGACTGCTGGCCAAATCGTTGATTTATCCATGTTGTTGAATTCCATAATCACTCTGCGCTGACTGACCGTCTGGACGGGCAGGCATGTTTCCTCCGGCGTCAAATCGTCTCCGGATCGAGTGCGTATCGAAACAAGTTTTGCGGTCATATCAATTGCTCCTGGTTTTTATTTACGGCCGGCTTGCCGTATTCTGTGCACATGTCTTATTCCTCAGTGTCGCAAAGTCCGGCATCGAATTCATCAGCGGTCTGGATGTCTTCAATATGATTTTTAATGTCGATTGCTGCAACCTGTTTCGAGCAATCGTCGATGAATTCTTGACGGAACGGATGACCCTTATCCCACCCGTTTTTATTCAGCATCTTCATCATCCAGGCGCGAAGTTCCTCTTTATCAGAGAAGAGCTTGATTTGATCCTTATAGTCTGCTGGACATGGCGACGCTTTCATGGTCAGCGGATTCACCGTATACATTTCCCGCTTAGAACGAGTCGAGGTCAACATCAAGTCTCGGCGCTTATCGATACCAGTGACGTGGCTGATACGAATACCGCCGACCGCCACGCCGCCGTATTTAACGGATTCGTCACGATACAGGGTCATCGATTGGCCGATCCACTCCGAGCCTTTATCTCCCCATACGCTAATCAGCACGCGGCGCATGGACTTACAGGGCCGGAATGGCCGGTGCCCGGAAATCAGGATGTCAATCGGTTGGTCCGGCGAAGAGGATCGCTTGACGCCTTCAACTGTGACGGTGATGGGTCCAGCGATCAAATCGTCCGCGTTCAATTGGTCGCTTTTCGGAATGATGGTGTCGACCAGCGATTCGTTGCTCATAGCTCCACCTCCGACTCCATCGCTTGCATAGATTCCCAAGCCTCGCGAGCGTCTTTAGCGATTTCTGAAACTCGCTTGCCATATTTCTGATAAGTTCTAGCAACAAATTCATCAACTTCATCAGCAGCGCGGAGTGCTGCCTCTGATATTTTCTTGATCATATCTTCATCGCGGTAAACAATCTTTATATGCAATGGGAAATTTTCAACAAATGGACAAAAAGAAACGATAAACCAGCGGTCCCGTTCGCATATCCACATATTCCCTTGGACTTGTGTAATATAATCGTCCATTCCATCAGCAAGAACATTGCGAATATGCTGGCGCGGCGCTGGACATTTTATTTCAATTCCACATTCATGAATGAGCCCATCTGGACTACATCCAATCCGCTCATCGTCATGCATAACAAACCCGACTCTAGCTATGCTATCGTCAATAACATGCTCAACAGCAGCTACAGCGAATTCCTCAAGAAATATCCCGCGCTGCATTTCAAACGACGAGTACCTTTCCGTTGGCTTTCCTGAGAGACGCTCTGCGACTAAATCAAGAATATACGACTGGCGCGTTTTCCCTTTCCCACCAGTAAGCAATTCCTTAGCATGGGACATCGTGACCTTCCCGACGCGCTGGGCTAGCCACTCATCGGACCCTTGATCGAAGTGTGTCAGAATTTTCATGGCCGGCGCTCCTCGTCGATCTTCAAATCCACCAGTTCAGCGAGCGCTTTCAGCATGAGCACTCGGAGCTTGAACATGTCCATCTTGACGCCAATTGGCTTATCATCCCGATACGTCCTCCTTGGCTTGCGCCGTGGTTCGTGGATGCGTATAATTTTCTGACTCATCACTGTCTCCTATTTAAGACCTACCGCCGGGCTGGCGGGATGTGAAGTCTGTGGAGAGGTGTCAGACCTGTGGGGGTATGCGGTTGAGCTATGTGCAGCATCAATAAGTTCAAGCTGAATACCACAAACCGCACAACGATGGTCATACGCCCCAAGAACCCTTTTCCGAAAATCTGTTGCACGAAACTTACGCGCAATCTGCGAAAGAACGATCTGACGCTCTCTATTTTTCACTGATACGATTTGCGTTTCGGTCAACGTATCCAGATTATTTAGTAGGGACATGTCGGCAGAGGCTTTCCCTGTCAGGTGCAGAGAAGCTGCATTTAATGCGTATTCAACAAAAAACTCTGGTCTAAATGCAACAGCTATCTCTCCACTTTGACGATGATATATAGCGAAAGCGTGAGTGTGCGCATTTTGTAACGCATCCTCCTTAACCTGAATTGATGGAGATTGAGTAGCCTGTCCATCATGTTTGCTTATATCAAAACCAACAAAAACCTCGTAGCCGGAATGCCAACCAAGCAAAAGGGTAACTTCTCCCTCTACCGCACTAGGAACCACTCCAGTGAGTTGCACGCGGTATTCGTCCTTTGCACGCGCAGAACCCCCACCATGAGTACAATTCCATATATAAACACGAATATTGAATCCTTTCTCGTCACCACGAAACAAACGAAACTTAAAAGGTTTTTTGCGAGAATCTATAATTATAGCTCGCCATTCGCTTTCATCGACTGCCTGCAATACTTTATCAAACAGCTGCTTAGGGGTAAGTGGTGATGCCATCCGCTACCCGCCTCCTATTTTTCTCTATAGCAATCCGCTCAAGTGTTAACGGGTCAAAGCGAAATATGCTCCCCTCTAAATATTCTTCTGAAAGTTCCGAAGCAATCCAATGCCTACCTAGATTTTCAGCAACACAGCCTGTTGTGTTCGATCCGGCGAATAAATCAAAAACCAAGTCGCCTTCATCAGTGAGAAACTTAATAAAAAATTCTGCGAAGCCAGCAGGAAAACGAGCAGGATGAACCTTTAACCCTGACGCTCTACACATTTTTTGATACGAACTATTGCTATCGGTGTTTGCGAGTTCAAGAAGATTAGGCGGGATAGCTCCTCCATTATCACGGCTAAATTTTTCAGAGATATCATGTCCGCTTGGGCGTAACTTTGCTGTATATCCATTTTTTAACAGACTCTTCATGCTATCACTATATGGCCTTAGCACCTTTCGATTGTCAGCTTTTGGATTCTGAGATTTTGACAACCACCATACAACATTTACGCTGTCTTTCACGCGGATACGCCGAACATTCACCCATTCTGCGGGAGCTGGCAAACGGGCCGGATTGTAATGATAAAATTCTTGCGCGAGATAGAAACCACCTTCTCTAACCAACCTAACCAATAATTCAAACATATAAATGCTACGAATTGGAAATCCGGGCATATATGCCCCACCTAAATCAATCACAAAAGAGCCTTGAGGCTTAAGAATACGATGTAATTCCCCTGCAAAACTCATAAACCAATCAACATATTTGTCCTCGTCTTCGTTCCCATATTCTTTCTTTCTCTTCAGAGCAAACGGCGGGGAAGTTAGAATCAGGTCAACAGATTCACTCGCGATTTGCGGCAGAAAATCGAGACTATCCCCTAGATACGCCTTCCCAAGCGGTGTTTTATATAACAACCTTGGTGATCTTATTTTCATGTTTGTTAGTTCTCGCTTTCTTGCAGCATTAAAAATTCAGAATACCTCATGGCAATTAGCACCAGTGGAAATTTTTCACAATCCCCGCCTTCCGTGCTACCGGCTCAAGCCTCCGCCTCCTTGTCCGCCGCTTCCGTGGCTTTGCCCCAATCCTTGCCCTTGGCTCCGGCCTTCGCCGCGCCCGGCCTGCATTCCCGGTGTGCGGGAAGGGTCGCGCTCCCGCCATTCTCCGAGTTTCCGCGCGTCCTCGATCCGCGTTTCGAGCGCGGCGCGTTCGTCCTCCTGTCGCCATGACAGGATTTTCGCTTCCTCGGCGGCGCGGGCCTGCGCGCCGTCCGTGGCCCAACCGATGACCTTGCGCGAGCGTTCGAGTCCGGCGTGGGCGTGTTCTAGGTTCTCGCGGTCTTCCTTCGCCTTGCCGCTCGCCCGATAGAGCCATCCGCCCTTTTGCAAGCGCGCCTCAAGCGCCTTGATGGTTTCGCGCTGCTGCGTGATGCGTTGCGCCGCTATCGCTTCGCGCCGGGCCGTCTCGATCTTGGCGGCGGCCTTGCTCTCCTGTTCCTGTCGCTCCCGCTCGTGCCGCGCGTGCAGCTTGCGCCGTTCCTCCCGGATGCGCATGTCGAGCGCCCATTGCGGAACGCTCGTAAAACCCCCTCCGGGGGGAATTGCGAAAACCAAGCTCG